CCTTTGTTTGGTGTTTGCATAATGATACCGCCTCCGCCTTTCTTGCCGCCTTTTTTCATCGTTGCAGGGCGTGCGCCCATTTCCACAATATGAGCAAACCAGCCATCCGCGTTGTCACGCACTTTGCGCTTCAATTGGTATTTGCCTGCATTGTTTGCACGCGGTCCAATCATTGCCGTATTGCTTCCTTTGCTAAACCAAACGCCGATTGATTTTTTAAGCTGGTTTTTTTTTACTGTTACGTGCTTGCCGTTTTTCTTGTGGATTTTTATGTCGTCTTTGTACGGCTTAAGCTTTCCGCGCATTGCCTGCACTGTTTCTTTACCTGCCAAGCGGTTCGCCCTTCGAAATTCCTTTTTGTTTATCGTGCCAAATCGTGCGGCTCTGTCTAACCGCTTTTCGATTTTGCGAAGTTGCGCCTGCATCGTGTCCATTACTCACCCGTTGACGTTGTGACAAGCCTTAAACCTTCCTCGCGTCCGATTTCCTGCACGGCTTCAATTTGATACAGTTGGCCGCTGTAACTTACGCGGTCGCTTGGCCGCAAGCTGCTTACTGTGCTGCTGTACCTTATGATAAAATGCACAGGTTGAACCGCATAAACTTGGTCGCTTTGTATGGACTCGCTACCGCTTCCACGGTAATTTACTTCAGCCCAAACCGTGGCCAAGGTTGTCCACGTTTCAGCACGCTCGCCGTAATCGTTTACCGTTAGCGTTGCGCGCTCTATCGTTATTCGCCTGTCGAGTTTCCCGATTTTCATACACTTGTAACGTTGCGATATGGTGAAATAATGCTGTAAATACCCAACGGCAATTCGTGCATTTTGTAGCCTGTCACGGTTTGCCGATTCTCGTACAGATGCCCAACAAGCAAACGGATAGCATGAACAAGCGGCTGCGGGATTGCATCCTCTGCATATCCTACCGTCATATTCACCTGCACCGCGTTAAATGTGTCGTCGTATAGGTCGGGCGTATTGTCAAACGTAATGCGCGCGCTTTTGGTTTTTATGTCAAACCAATATTTAGCGGCTGGTAGCGTTTGCGTTGCGTTTGCCGTGTCCAAATACGTCACGGATGCAATGGAGTTAACAGGGCCAATTGGAAAGCGCACGTTATAAAAGTAGTCGATATACCCCACGGCGGTGACGTCACCAAGTCGCGTATTACATACGTCTTCAATCCACGCTATCGCTGCATCTCTCAGCGCCTCGATTAACGTGTCTTCGTCCGTGTGGTCCACCCTCAAATGTTCTTTGAGCTGTGCCACGGTTATAATGCTATCAAGGTCGGGCGTGCCTGTTATTTCTACGGTCATCATGTCGCTAAAATACGGACAAAAAAAAGAGGGGCCTAAGCCCCCCTTTCACCAAACTATAACCCAACCAAATTAAGCGCTCAAGTGGTTTGCTAAAGAAAGCGCCCCCGGCTGTCGCAAATCGAAGTCAAAGAATCGGTTAACGTGCAATGCAATTTGTGCAGTGCCTGCATCGCTGTACGGGTCAACAAGCAAATCGATGCCACCGAAGTAGGCAAGAATTGCACCCTGAGCGAAGTTTCCAAAAATCATTGAACCCTTAGCGGCTGTTGTTCCATCAACTAAAAATCCATCGACCAAATAAGGTGTAGCCACTGCGTTGTACATATTAAACTGGCCGTTATCCCACAAAGGGGTAACTCCTGTAACCTGCGCCAAAACCTTTGATAGGCCGTAAGCACCCGGCGACATAACGTAGTTCGCGCCTGCAAGGTTTGCACCCGCTGCAAGTGCATCTTCCTCCATCTTGTTAACGATTGCAGTGGTCAACGCTGCATCAGCTACGCTTGACTGATTCACGGCAGTAGATGCGCAAATAGTGTCAAAAGCATAATCATCTACATAGGCGTTCATTGCTGCTGCCAACTCGTTAGCAATAAGCGCATCAACCTCAGCACCGCCCTGCAAAACAAGTTGCTTGCTGTACTTGGTGTTTGCTGCGACACGTTGTGGAGTCAATGACAATTCATCCATTTGCATGGTTGAAGCTGCATCGGCTGAAACTTCTGTCTCACCTGTTCCAGCTGCTTTATTGCTTACACGTGGAAACTGAAGGTTTCCGGTAGCATTTCGAATCACTGTCGTGCCGAGTCCTTCGACTACTGTGGGCGCTCGTAATGCTTCGATTGCAGCAGGTACAACAGTAGGAACGAATCCTGAACCGTCGCCGCTTCCTGCTTGGAAGTCGTCAGCAGCTCCAGCACGCAAAGCAATAGAAGGAATTGCAATCTGTCCAGCCATCTGTAAACCTTGGCTTCGTGCTTCCTTGCTTGCTTCACTTGCCCACTCTGCTTCTGCACCTTCCAAGTTTCGACCGTTTGCAACGGCAGCTACTGCTCGGCTCAAGCTGAAAGAACCATTCACACGCTCAACTTCGCGCTGCTCTGATGCTCCAGCTGTTCCGCTGTGCGCCATGCGTGCGACCATATCCTGCTCGCGTGTTTTGTGCTTAATCTTAACATCAAGGTCTTGGACCATGTTGTCAAGCTTATCGCATCGCTCTTGCTCTGCTTCTGTAAGTACGCGGCCTTCTGAGTCCGCCTTTTGGCCAATGGCTACGAATTCTTCGTAGTTCGCATTGCGCTGGCCTTTCAAATCGTTTAAAGTCATCTTTGTAATATTTTGCGTAAAGTTACGCGGTTCTGTTTTTATTGTTTCAGGTTCTGCGCGCTTTTCCTCTACGGGTTCAACTGCTACCTGTTCGTCTTTCAATTCCTCCACTTCCTGCGCCGCCGCTGCCATGTTTCGCGCATACACCGAAGCCGTAGGAGAGGCCGGATATGTCACAGCGCTTGTATCTAACAGCCTTCCAACTTTTGTGATGGTTCGCGTGCTGCGGTCTTCGCTCCACGTGTCGTCTTCAATTGTGAACGCAAACGAACTTTGTGTAATGTCGCCGCGCTTAATCAGCTTGTAAAGGTCGCGCCCGTCCTGCGTGTCGGCAAGTGCTGCACGATACTTCAAACCTTGCTCGTCTACGCTAAGTTCTAACGTGCCGTTTGTAGTTCGTGCCAAGGGTGCGCCTGTGTGATTTAGTAAAAACCTTACATCGTCCTGCATTACGTCATCGAATGCGCCACGTGCTACGGTTTCTTTGAAGTATCCTAAATCATACTCTATATCGAAATTGCTGGCATAGCCTTCGACTACTAATGCGTCATCGCCTGCGGCCCGCACTTCTGCCGTTCGCAGTTCTACGTTCTCGCCGTATTGGCTGCGCAGTTCTTCCGTGCGCTTGTCGTCTTTATTCTCCATTGTTATTTGTTTCTGAAACTTTATCCGAATAAGCGCCAAGCTTATCCAATGCGATTTGATTAATCTGCACCGTGTGCGTGTCACCTCCGTCCGTTGGGTTCATCTCTTCTTTGCCTCTGACTTCGTTAATACTCAGCACGCCGTTGTTTAACATCTTCGTGTAGAAGTCTGCGCGGCTCTGCATGTCGCCCCTATACAAATCATTCAAGTTGAATTTGCTGTATATCTGTGGGCGCTCCCGTGACTGAATCAGCTTTCTATCTATCTCCTGCTCTATGCGCTTGGCCCAAGGTGCAATCGTGTGCCGTGCAAATTGCAAGTTTTGCTGTTCAACGTTGTTGTAAGTTGTTTGGCTTTCGAGTTGCACCAATGTCGGCGGCACGCTAAAAATGCGGCAAATTTCTTCGGCTTGGAATTTACGCGTTTCGATAAACTGCGCTTCGTCAGGGCTGATGCTGATTCGTGAATACTTAAACCCAAACGGCAGCAACTTCGTGCCAGCTTGCTGTGCGGCCTTGTTCCAACTGCCTTGAATTATATCCATCTGCTCTTTCTTCAAAGGCTGGTCGCTGGATAGTATCCCCGTCATTTGCCCGCCGCTTCCAAAGTATTCAGCGCCAAAATCCTCGGCTGCTTTTGCTAGTCCTAAATTTTCGCGGTGCAATCGTATCGGTGACTTCCTTTGTAGGTTGCAGATTTCCAACATGTTCTCGGCCTGAACTATGCCCACATTGCGCACGCTGTAAACTATCTGCCCGTTTACGGTTTTGCGGTCTACATCGTAAACATCCAAGCAAATTAAGCTTGTAACGTAGCCACGGCCATCGCGCTCAATCAGTGCATAGCCTACGCCGTTAATTACTGCATTGCTTATAACAGTCTCCCAAAAGTCAAATGCTGTTTGGTATTCGTTTGGCTTGTACTTGATAACGTCATACGCAGGATGCACGTTTGCGGGCTGGATTTCTCGCCCGTTACGCTCATATACCTCAAGGTCTAAGCTGGCCAAGGTGCTGGCAATCTTGTAAACGCAGGCATAAACCGTCGAGATTGTTAACGCGGTGTTCTCGTTGATATTCGCACCGCTTACCGTAGTGCCGTAGATACCTAAATCATTCGCCAAGGTCTGCGAATCGTACTTGCCGACTCGATACCGTAAAAGCGCGTTCAATCTGTCGCGAAGTGTTGCCATGTGCCGCTAAATTACGATAATGAGATTATATCAAAAACAGTGTCATGCGCGCCGCTGGTTTTGTGGTGTCCGTATTCGTTCATGGCGATGATTGAAGCTATAACGCCGTCCACTTTTTTGCTTTCGTGCCTCTCTTTTGTTACGCGCTTGTTTTCGTTTACGTCCGTGTAAACAACTGCGCAGCCCATTTGCCACCTTAGCACCTCATTGCCGCCGTGTATGATGTTGCTTTTCATCATTTGCATTTCAAATTCTTTAGTTGGGCCGTTCATCGTGGTAATATTCTGCGCCATTGGGTGCATTTCAATGTCGTCTTGTATCAATTCGCTCACGATGTACGTGCTAAATCGTGGGTCGTATCCGATGCCGCGAACGTCGTATTTAGCGCACGCCTCGACAATATGCTCTTTTACGTAACGAAAATCGGTGACGTTACCCGGTGTAATGGTTAAATGGCCGTCCTTGGCGTACCTGTGGTAATCAATTCCCGCGCTTAGTTTCTTGCTGTCGGCCTTGTCTTTATTTACAAATTGGTGAACGATTAAATAAAAACAATCATGTTCATCGTCACGAAATAGCAGCGCAAAAGCGGTTAAATCCTGCGTACTGGCCAAATCTAACCCGCCGAAAGCAGGTAGAAGCGGCAAACGCTCCCACGGGATAGGTTCAGCGCCTTGCATAAAAACGTCGTCGGGTATCCACGCGTGTTCTGCACTTGTCCAAATATTTAAATTCAGACGCAAAAACGTGTTTAAGTACGATGGGACGTTTTGCGCTTTCTTGCTTTCTTGCTCAAAATATGCTTTAGTGCAAATCGACCCATAGCCCGGGTTGGCTTTTTGCCATGTTGCTTCTGCTGCCCAATCATCGCTCTCATCAGCGGCATAAAGTACTGGTAAAAAAGTTTCATCGAGAATAGAACCCTCCTCAACTTGCCGAGCGTACTCATGAATTTCAAAACAAATCGAATTACGGTCATGTCCTGCTGTGGTTAGTGCGATAACAAGCGGCTGCGTCCGTGCGCCTGTGGATGTTACAAGTACATCCCACAAGTCGCGGTTGGGCTGCGTGTGCAATTCGTCAAATATAACCGCATGGCAGTTAAAGCCGTGTTTGGTGCTTGCCTCTGCGCTTATGGACTTGTAAAAACTGCTTTTGTAGTTGATTGAGTTGCGCAAAACCTTTGCGCGTTGGCTCAGGTGTTTGTTGTTGTGTATCATCTCCTGCGCTATGCTGAAGACAATATTGGCCTGATTTCGGTCGCCTGCCGCGCTTATCACTTCCGCGCCCGGCTCACCGTCTGCAAAAAGCATATATAGCGCAATCGCTGCGGATAGGTTTGATTTGCCATTTTTGCGCGGGATTTCGACGTAGCAAGTGCGATATTTCCGCCTTCCGTCGGCCTTTTTCCATCCAAAAAGCGGGCGTATTATGTCGTCTTTTTGCCAGTCTTCAAGCAAAAACGGCTTGCCTCCAAGCTCGCCTTTGACATGGCTGCAGAACTTCTCGATAAAGTCAACGGCACGATTTGCCGCGTCTTCGTCAAAGTGGAACTCATCCGAAAAATTCGTCAACGCTTTCCTCTGTTTCTGCCGTTGTACCTACCAACCTCTCCAGCGTTGCAATCATGGCCTGCTTTCGCATTCGTGCCTCTTTGAGTTGTTGCCATTCAGGACGGGCGCGGCTGTAAACGTCGCCGCTTTTGCCTGTGACTTGGTAGCAAGTGCCCTGCTCATTGCAAAAAGCTTGCAGCATTTCCTCCTCAATCTCTACGCATGAAAGCGTTTGAATTAAAGACTTTACGCCGCTGGTTAGCTCGCTGCGTGTGCTGTACTCGGCCACTCTTTCCGTGAACCTTTGAAATTGCGCGTCGTTCATATGGCTAAGTTAGGGGAATCCCTTTTACTTTCAAGCAGACACGAAAAAAAGTCAACA